ACCCCCCTACACCCCCCACCCCCCTAATCCCTATTAGGTACCATCGCGCCCCCATACACCTTGCGCTCCACAAACGATTATTAATTTTTTCCAAATCACCCCCCGCCTCGAAAACTAAAGGCTGTTATCAAAAAATATATTATAAAAATGTCACAAACTCGGTTAACAAAATGGCATCTATGTACATATTATAAATTGTGATATTCTTGCCGCATTGTTCACTCGGGCCACAAACTGCCACCATGAACGTCATCATTCCGAATATCGACGAAGACATCCCTCTTCCTGCGTCAGCCCTTGACGCCATGCCCGAACTATCGCCGCAAGAAGAACTTGCCATGCGAGCGCGTACTATTAAATTGATAGCTGATTTAAACGGCGCAGCATTAGAACCCACCGAAGAAAACATCGCCACTGCTCAAGAACTTGCCAAGCAGATGATGCAGAACCCGACGCACAGGCCGGAGTTTGCCAAGTACCCCAACGAAGTCATGGCCTACCTTGCAGGTATGGTTGCCCAAAGCAACTGCATGATTGTTGAAGAGCTATCGGACTTCAAACTCTACGTAGTTAATAAGCTAGTTGCGGAAGTTGAGAACGCCAAGGATGCCAAGGCGAGGATTTCAGCCCTAACTAAGCTAGGGGAAGTAGATGGCGTTGATGCGTTTAAGAAACGCAGCGAGATCACGGTAAAGATTCAATCTATTGAGGAAGTTGAGCGCGAGTTGTTCGAGACGCTTAACATGCTAGAGGATCAAGTGGTGGACGTGCACATGCGAGAGGTGTCCGATGGGCTTGGAGGCGCTTAAACTAACCCCTGAAAACCTTAATAAGCTCCGTGCAGCGTTACCAAACATGCCGGAAAAGCAGAAAAGACGCACTGCGGAGCTATTAAAGAAGTATAAAGAGGAAGTTACGCGTGAAATCAGCCAAGATTCCTTCTTAGACTTCGTAAAACACGTCTATCCGGGCTATAAAGTCGGACCACACCACTATAAACTGGCTAAAATCTTTGAAGAGATAGCTGCGGGCAAGAAGAAACGGGTGATTGTGAACATCGCCCCCCGTCACGGCAAGTCAGAACTCATTTCTTACCTCGCTCCTGCATGGTTTTTGGGTAAATACCCCCAGAAAAAGGTCATTATGGCCTCCCATACGGCGGATTTAGCGGTTCAATTCGGTCGGAGGGTGCGAAATCTCGTTGGATCGGAGCCCTACCATGACATTTTTCCGCAGATTGAGCTACAAGCTGACTCCAAAAGTGCCTCTAGATGGGGAACTAATTTTGGAGGTGAGTACTTTGCTATTGGTGTGGGCGGCGCACTTGCTGGTCGCGGTGCTGATCTTTTCATCATTGACGACCCCCATTCTGAACAAGACGCCAAGCTCAACCGAGCCGAAGTGTTTGTCCCAGCTTGGGAATGGTTTCAGTCAGGACCGATCCAGCGTCTGATGCCGGGCGGTGCGATTATCGTGGTAATGACGCGGTGGTCGAAACTAGACTTGACGGGGCAGATTGTTACGCAGATGGAGCGTAATGAGGACGTGGACAAGTGGGAGGTGGTTGAGTTCCCTGCCATTGACGAGAACGATCAGGCATTGTGGCCGGAGTTCTGGCCGGTAGAGGAGTTGCTTGCCAAGAAGGCATCGATTGACATCCGGTACTGGAATGCACAGTACATGCAGCAGCCGACCTCGGAAGAGGGTGCACTAATTAAGAGAGAGTGGTGGCAGATGTGGGAGGAGGACGAGCCTCCCCGCTGTGAGTTCATAATCATGAGCTTGGACGCTGCCCAAGAGACTAATAATAGAGCTGACTATAATGCGTTGACGACGTGGGGTGTGTTCTACAACGAGAACGTGAACAACTACAACATCATATTGTTGAACAGTATTAAGAAGCGCATGGAGTTCCCCGACCTAAAAGCTTTGGTGTTGGAGGAGTATAAGGAGTGGGAGCCGGACTCATTTATTGTGGAGAAGAAGTCGAATGGAGCCGCCCTCTATCAGGAGCTACGACGTATGGGGGTACCCATTAGTGAGTTCACACCGGGAAAAGGGCAGGATAAGGTCAGCAGGGTTAACGCTGTTAGTGATCTATTCCGCTCTGGTATTGTGTGGGCTCCCCACCGGCGTTGGGCGATGGAGGTGCTGGAGGAGTGTAATGACTTCCCCAGTGGTGTAAATGATGACTTGGTTGACTCGACTACGTTAGCACTGGCGCGGTTTAGGCAGGGCGGGTTTATTCGTCTGCCGAATGACGAGCCAGAAGAGTTGCAGCTGTTCAAGTCTAAGCGTAATTCAGCTTATTACTAGGTGACTATGACTACACAAAAGTTCATGGGTAGGAACCAACTAATAGATAGATTGACCGCACAGATCGGGTCAAGAGATAAGGCTATAGCCACGCTACAAGAACGTGGGCATTTGATGGCAGATGGCAAGACGTTTACGGCAGAAGGTGCCAAGCGTAATTCCATGACCGCAGAAGAACGAGCAAAAGACAGGGCGGCTAAGCGCACTGGCAAACCAGCCACCGCATTCGGCTACAACCCTAAGACTAATACGGCATCATTTAAAAAGAGATAATTATGGCTACTAATATGGACAAGGCACTGTATGAAGCCCCGATGGGTATTATGGCTGGGGAAGATGAGCCAGACTTAGAGATTGAGATTGAGGACCCGGAGGCTGTACGCCTGAGAACAGATGGCCTAGAGATTGAGATTGAGCCGCGAGAGATGTCGGATGAGGACTTCGACGCGAACCTTGCAGAATATATGAGCGACGGGGACTTGTCCGCCGTTGCCGGAGAATTGCTGAGTGCCTACGATGACGACGTGAGTGCGCGTAAGGATTGGGTGCAGACTTACGTTGATGGTCTTGACTTGCTTGGTATGAAGATGGAAGAGCGCACAGAACCTTGGGCTGGCGCTTGTGGTGTGATCCACCCGCTGCTGTCTGAGGCTGTTGTGAAATTTCAGTCCGAGACGATCATGGAGACGTTCCCAGCTGCTGGACCAGTTAAGACGAAGATCATCGGTAAAGAAACACAGGCTAAGAAAGAAGCCGCAGAACGTGTGCAGGCTGATATGAACTATAAGCTCACTGAGCAGATGCCAGAATACCGGCCTGAACATGAGCGTCTTTTGTGGGGCTTGGGCCTGTCGGGGAATGCGTTTAAGAAGGTGTATTTCGACCCTTCGCTAGACCGACAGGTCTCTATTTATGTGACGGCGGAAGATGTCGTGGTGCCGTATGGTGCCAGCAGCTTGCGTACAGCAGAGCGTGTTACTCACGTGATGCGTAAGACCGAGAACGAGCTGCGCAAGTTGCAGATCGCTGGCTTTTATCGCGATGTTGATCTTGGTGAACCAGCTAATACACTGGACGAGATTGAGAAGAAAGTCGCAGAGAAGATGGGCTTTCGCGCAACCAGCGATGACCGTTTTCGTATTCTGGAGATACAGGTAGATTTAGATTTACCGGGCTACGAGGATGTGGACGACGATGGTGAAGAGACCGGTGTGATGCTGCCGTACATCGTCACTATTGAGAAGAACACGCAAGAAGTCTTAGCTATCCGCCGTAACTGGAGGCCAGAAGACAAGAACAAACAGAAGCGCAGCCACTTCGTCCACTACGGATACGTGCCGGGTTTTGGCTTTTATTGCTTCGGTTTGATCCACTTGGTTGGTGGGTTTGCTAAATCAGGCACGTCGTTACTACGTCAGTTGGTAGACGCCGGTACGCTGGCTAACTTGCCGGGTGGTTTGAAGTCTCGTGGTATGCGTGTAAAGGGTGACGACACACCTATCGCACCGGGTGAATTCCGAGACGTAGATGTGCCTAGCGGATCGATCCGTGACAACATCCTACCACTCCCTTACAAGGAACCAAGTCAAGTTTTGATGGCCTTGATGAATCAGGTTATCGAAGAAGGTCGCAAGTTTGCTAACGCTGGTGACTTGAATGTATCTGATATGTCGGGCGAAGGCCCAGTGGGTACAACGCTGGCAATTCTTGAGCGTACGTTGAAGTCGATGTCGGCAATTCAGGCGCGTGTGCACTACGCGATGCATGAAGAGTTTCGCCTGTTAAAAGACATCATCCGTGACTACACTCCAGAAGAGTATGACTACGACCCAGTTGAGGGTAACCGTCAGATTAAACAGTCGGATTATGACGCTGTAGATGTGATCCCTGTTAGTGACCCGAACGCGGCGACGATGGGGCAGAAGATCGCTCAGTTCCAAGCGGTGTTGCAGTTATCACAGTCTGCTCCGCAGATATACGACATGCCGTATCTTCATAGGCAGATGATTGAAGTCTTGGGCGTGAAGAACGCAGCTAAATTGATTCCGATGGATGACGATATTCGTCCGCGTGATCCGATTACTGAGAACCAAAATCTTCTGAAGATGAAGCCGGTTAAAGCGTTCTTCTATCAGGATCATCAGGCGCATATCCAAGTTCATATGGGCACGATGCAAGACCCTAAGATCCAAGCTCTTATGCAGCAGAACCCGCAAGCACCACAGATGGCAGCGGCGATGATGGCGCATATTAATGAGCACGTTGGGTACGAGTATCGTAAGCAGATGGAGAAAATGATGGGCTTACAGCTCCCTGACTACGAGGACGACGAGCAAGAAGTTATTCCTAAAGAGATGGAAGTTGAGATTTCTAAGCGGGCGGCACAAGCTACACAACAGCTATTGCAGCAGAACAAGCAGGAAGCTCAGCAACAACAAGCGAAACAACAACAGCAAGACCCAATCATTCAAATGCAACAGCAAGAACTCCAGATTAAACAGGCTGAAGTTCAACGTAAGATCGCCAAAGATCAAGCGGATTCTGCTGCACGAGATAAGCAGTTACAGATTGAGATGGAGCGTATTAATGCGCAGAAGGAAATCGCTGGCGCAAACATGGCGATGAAGCACACGCAGGAGTTGCAACGTGCTGACAAGGCACAGGAGACTGAAGGCTTCCGTCAAGGTATGGAGATGACGAAGTTGCGTATGAATCAGAATCAGAGACAACAGAACCCCCCAACACCAAAAGGGAAAAAGTAAATGGAAAAAGTTATCGAGATAATTTTGAAACAGCTCCGCGAGCGTCGGGTACAACTAACCGATGCAATGGCGAACGGGTCCGCTAAAGACTATGCCGAATATAAGTTTTTATGTGGTGAGATTAGAGGGCTCACTGCTGTAGAGATGTACCTACAAACCCTCGCAAAAAACTTGGAGCATGACGATGAGTGAGATAGTAATCGCTACAGAAGGCGGTGAAACATCCGTATTACCCGAATCACCAGAAGCGAAAGTAAGCCAATTACCAGAACCGGTCGGTTATCACATTTTGGTGGCTATACCTGAATCCGAAGACAAGTACGACAACGGTATTTTTAAGGCAGATGAGACACGTCGTTTTGAAGAAGTATTAGCGACAGTTTTCTTTGTTGTGAAGATGGGACCTGATTGTTACAAAGACGAGAAACGGTTTCCGAGTGGAGCTTGGTGCAATGTCGGTGACTTTGTATTAGCGCGACCTAATTCAGGTACACGTCTGAAAATTCACGGACGCGAATTTAGGTTAATAAACGACGACTCTATAGAAGGGGTTGTTGATGACCCACGCGGTATTTCACGAGCATAAGGAGACATAAATGGCTGAGTACGAAAAAGATGAGTACAAGTTCCCCGATGAAATTGAGGCTAAGAATTCTCGGGATGACGACGATGATGACGACTTTACTGTTGTTATCGAAGATGACACGCCTGTAGCGGACCGTAATAAAGAGCCACTTCCTAAGGATATTATTAATTCTTTGGAAACCCCAGAAGATGGTGGTGAGTATCCTGATGAAGTAATTACGAAGTTCAAACAGTACAAGCGCGCTTGGCATGACGAGCGTCGGGAGAAAGAGTTAGCCCGTCGTGAGCAAGAAGAAGCTATCCGTATGGCCCAAGCTATTTTGGACGAGAATAGACGGCTTAAAAATACACTAGCATCAGGCGAACAAGAGTACATCGCAACGGTTAAAACGGCTGCGGATACTGAGCTTGAGATGGCTAAACGTAGCTACAAAGAAGCGTATGACACGGGCGATACCGATAGTATTATCGAAGCCCAACAAAACTTGACTAATGCTAGTTTAAAGGTAGATCGGGTAAGATTTATTCGCCCCACTTTACAAGCAGAAGAAAATGAGGTACAACTACCAAAAATACAACAAGCTGACAGACCAGCCCCTGTTGATGAAAAGTTCGCGAAATGGCAACGCCGTAACTCCAATTGGTTCCATAAGGACGAGGAGATGACGGACGCTGCGATGGGATTGCATAAGAAGTTGTATCGAGAGTACGGCCCTGAATATATTGGTACTGACGATTACTACGAACGGATTGACAAAACAGTCCGGAAGCGATTCCCAGAAGCCTTCCCCGACGCCGACAGAGACGCGTCCGAGTCACAGCGAACTCAAAAGTCACGACCTAGTTCAATTGTTGCGTCAGCTAAACGAAGTACTACTTCGAAACAAATTAAATTAAGCCCGACACAAGCGTCGTTGGCGAAAAAATTTAAATTAACCCCGGAGCAGTACGCTCGCGAAGTCCTTAAATTGGAGAATCAAAATGGCTGAAAACAGATTGAATCGTGAACTAGAAGCCCGCTCGCAGCAAGAGCGGCCTAAACAATGGGCCCCTGCTGAGCTTCTCCCTGAACCGGACAAGCAACCGGGCTTTGGCTATAGGTGGATTCGTGTCGCTGCACTGGACAAGGCTGATCCGCGTAATCTCTCTGCGAAATTGCGCGAAGGCTGGGAACCTGTAAAAGTGTCAGAGCAACCTAAGTTTCAACTATTAATCGATCCGAATAGTCGCTTTAAGGACAATATTGAGATCGGTGGATTGTTACTATGTAAGACGCCATTGGAGTTTATTGAGCAGCGTACTAAACACTACCGCGATCAAACCGATGCGCAGACTACAGCAGTAGATAATAGCTTCATGCGAGAAAACGACCCACGGATGCCGCTCTTTGCAGAGCGCAAGTCCTCAACGTCGTTTGGTAAAGGTTAACAACTTATTAATTTTAGGAGTTTAAATATGGCTTATCCTGTTGTCGCGGCCCCTTACGGCCTAAAGCCGATCAATCTGATTGGCGGTCAAGTATTTGCGGGTTCTACTCGTGAATATGCGATTCCTTACGGATATGCGACTGATATTTTTTACGGCGATCTAGTTGGTTTGACCCGTGGCAATATTCAGCGTTTAACCGTTTCTACTGGCACCCTTGGCACTGTTACAGGTGTTTTCTTGGGTTGCTCCTATACAAACCCTACAACTAAGCAAAAACAATTTGCTCAGTACTGGCCCGGTGGCACTACCGCTGGTGATGCTGTTGCGATTGTCTGTGATGATCCTGACACTGTCTTCAAAGCTGCTGTCTGCTCTTCTGGCGTTGTTATGGCTTCTGGCGCTCGTGCAATGATCGGCCAGAACTTGGCTATGATTGATAACGCAGGCAATGAAAACACCGGTAACTCTGCTAATGCGCTGTTGGCTCCTACCAATACGCCTGCGACTACCGATGCGTTGCCAATTCGTGTTTTGGGCGTAGTGCCTGACACCGTTGTGACCTTGGGGAATGCTACCTATGTTAGCGCTTCTGGTGCCACTATTACCTGCTCTGCTCTGCCTTTCGCATTGCCTGTTGGTACAGATGTTGGTTCACTTGCTGCTAATGGTCAGTACATTGCTTCTGGTTCGTTTGTTGATACCGCAGCGTCTGCTGGTGCAACTTCGTTTATTTTGAACGCTGCGCCGATAGCTGCTTTTGCGGCTAGTTCGACGATTGTGTTTGCACAGTACCCAGAGTTGCTGGTTAAGTTGAACTTCGGTCAACACCAGTATTACGCTGCCACCAGCATTGCATAAGGAGCTAAATCATGGCTATTTCACGCGCACAACTACTTAAAGAACTGCTTCCGGGCCTGAACGCGCTGTTCGGTCTGGAGTACGCAACCTACGGTGAGCAACACAAAGAGATTTACGAAACTGAAACCTCTGAGCGTTCGTTCGAAGAAGAGACCAAGCTGTCTGGCTTCTCCGCTGCACCTGTTAAAAACGAGGGCTCAGCCATCGCTTACGACAATGCACAAGAAGCATGGACTGCTCGCTACAACCACGAAACCATTGCACTGGGTTTCTCGCTGACCGAAGAGGCCATCGAGGATAACCTGTATGACAGCCTGTCGGCTCGTTATACCAAAGCTCTGGCTCGTGCTATGGCTTACACCAAGCAAGTTAAGTCGGCTAACACCCTGAACAACGGTTTTAGCAATGCTTATACTGGTGGTGATGGCGTAGCGCTGTTCTCATCGGCACATCCGCTGACCTCTGGCGGCACCAACAGCAACATTCCTTCAACCCCAGCCGATCTGAACGAGACTTCCCTTGAAGCCGCCGTTATTCAAATCGCCGCATGGACTGATGAGCGTGGCCTGCTGATTGCTGCTAAGCCTAAGAAGCTGATTGTTCCACCTGCGTTGCAATTCGTTGCTACTCGTCTGTTAGAAACCGAACTTCGCGTTGCTACTGCCGATAACGACATTAACGCATTGAAGAACAACGGTTCTATCCCAGAAGGCTACACGGTCAACAACTTCCTGACTGATTCGAACGCATGGTTCCTGACCACTGACGTTCCTAACGGCATGAAGCATTTTGTCCGTTCGCCACTGGCTAACTCGATGGATGGTGATTTCGACACGGGCAACGTCCGTTACAAGTCCCGTGAGCGTTATTCGTTTGGTTGGTCTGACCCGCTCGGCATGTACGGTTCCGCCGGTGCGTAATTGATGTAAAAAAGGGGGCGTAAAAACCCCCTTTCTTTTTTAATTTTATGGTATAAAGCTATAAATACCGGGGTTATCCGGTGTATCTGACAGTCCCGGCTGACGACATGCAGACAGATACGCCCTCACTTGCATGTAAGGAACCTATATCATGGCAACTACCACTTTCTCCGGTCCGGTTGTATCTAATAACGGCTTTATCACCGGAACAGCCTCTTCCCCGCTTGTTGAAACCACTGCTGGCAATGTGTCTGAATCGTATGTTACGACTTCAGCTGCCACTGGCGATACACGTCTGTCTTATCAGCGTTTGGCTTTTACATCCACTGGCTCTGGCGAAACTTACCGCGCTCTGACTCAAGTCACAGGCGCTGGCGCAGCTACTGGCGGTACGGTTAATGGCGCTCACATTAGCTTGAGCATCAACGGCTCTGGCACTATTTCTGGCGCAGGTAATGCCCTCCGCGCTACTCTGGGTGGTACGTCTACAAACCCCGGCGGTACTATTGCAGCTATTCAAGCTGACTCTAACTTTGCTTCTGGTGGCACTTGGACGAATGCTTCGTTTATCCGCTTTACTAACAGCGGCACTGGCACGGTGGCTAACTTGTTTAACATCCCCGCAGCCTTGTTTGTAACGAGCACTGCCACTATTGCTAAGACTTTGAGAGTCGTGGCATCAGACGGTACGCCTTACTTCATCATGTGTTCTAGCGCAGCTTAATATGCAGATCACCAAGGAATTCTTGGAGACTGAGATTCGTGACCTTGAGACTGAAGCACAGAAGGCTCAAACCTTTTTGATTCAGTCTCAGGCCACAATCCAAGCGTACAAGATGCTCATTAACAGGCTAGACGCACCAGAACCGGAGCAACAAGATGAGACCGATTCAACAGAAGCTAACGATTGATGACGCTGCGGGGGTAGCAATCCCGTTAGACACCTATATTTCGCCATTTAATATAGGCTTTGGGGTAACAATTAGCGCCGGGGCTACAGTAGATTTTACTGTGCAACACACGTTTGATAATGTGCAAGATTCAACGGTTACTCCAGTTTGGTTTAACCATCCTACTGTAGTAAACCAAATTGCGAACGCTAATGGTAATTATGCCTTTCCTGTAACAGCAGTTCGACTAAATGTTATAGACAACAATGGCACAATTACTTTTACGGTTATTCAAGCCGGGATAGCATAATGCCAATTGGGTTTCCAGACGTTGCTAACTTTGCTAATGTTTACCCCGGCACTGCGCTTGGGGTAGTAGCTAACGCCCAAGACGGGTACGGCAATTCTGTTGGCGGCGCTACAGTAATTGTTGGGGAGCAAACAACCCCAACTGATTACTTTATCTTGCTTGAAAGCGGGGATTTTGTTCTACAAGAAACCGGCTTTAAGATTCTTCTGGAGATTGCGTAATGGCTAACGAAAAAATATCGGCAATGTCAACAGCAGCCGTACCACTAACAGGTACGGAGTTAATCCCCCTTGTTCAAGATGGTGGCAACGTAAAAGCAACGCTTTCGGCTTTAGGCCAATACGCTACTAATACATTAGCTAATTACGGGGCATTTCAAGATCTTGGCGCGGATCAAACAGCAGCGGCAAACGCCGTTACATTGCTTAGAATTGATACAACTGACTTTACGCAAGGTGTTACTAGAGCAGGAAGCAGAATTACGTTAACAAATGCTGGGGTTTACAGCATTATTATTAGCTTGCAGTTGACCAACACTACAGCCAACTACGATAGTTTCACCTTATGGCCTGTAATTAATGGGACTGCCCCAACTGCTTCTGCAAGTGTTGTTAATGTCCCTGAGAAAAAAGGCGGG